AACCATCTGGATACCCGCTAAAGATGAGCCTAAATACGTGTTCTTTGCCACCATTGGTATCCCTGACTTGAAAAGTGATTGTTTCCCCCGCCTCTTCGATTGCTTGAATGTATTTCATGTCGTCCTCCTCAGTTATAGTGATACTCACAACCCGGCTCGCTTTGATGAATACTCACGGCCCGTTAGGCTTTGACTAATTCTCCATCGTGAAATACGTTGACTTTCAACTCGCTTTCTTTAGCCCAACGCTTCGCATCTTTGCGAGCATCGGCCAAAGTGTGAAACCAGGTTCCAGAGTCCCAACCATCCGGCTTAACCTCAAACCGTTCGGTTGTCCTAAGCTTCAGTTTCAAGATGGTCATTTTGCGCTCCTTAGTTTGATTTACGAACGGCCCGTTAGGCTCTTGAAGGCAAGAGCGTCAAAACGTTGCGAACCGAATACAGCTTTCCGTTGGCATAACGCCCGCTTTCAACGTGATAAGCCATGGTATGGTCTTGGTTGCCCTTTTGCGGGAACACATTGGAACGAGTGAACCCGCTATTACGCAAAGACCGCAAGGTGGATTTCAGCGCCTTCCTCATAGACATTTGGTCTTTAAAACCTCTTAGATTTTTCATGTTTTGCGCTCCTTAGTTAAGTGAGTAACTTAGTACCGCCTACGTGAACCAATATAGTCTAAGCTCGCTTAGTAGTCAAGCGGATTAAAATAAAAATAATAGCTGTTTTCGCTAGTGTTTGGGCGGGTTTTAATCTTCTTCGTTTTTTTCTGTTGGAATCATTCTTTCGCCGTGGGCTTTGCAATAGACTCCACCGTGCATTAATTCCAGGTCATAGTCGTGGCGTGTAGTTCCTTGCTCACAACCGCCAATACAGCGTAGGTAAATTAGGTCCTCGCTCATTGGTTCCAGTACCATTGCACTGTCTTTATGGCTTCGTTGCATCCGTAGCAGACTTTCCAGGCGTAGCTTTTGGCGGTCAAGAAATCTCTCCAGAGAATTTGATCCGCACTAAGTTTTCCGTCCTTGGCTTTCATTTCAATCCAAAGTCCGCAAAACAAACCCTTCGGAACCGGAAGGAACAAATCAGGAACGCCCCGCTTCACCCCTTCAGCCTTCAGTTTTTTGGCGACAGAGAAAGACCGCTTGCCTCCATTGGGCACGGCAAACATATGGTCTATTCCGGGATAGGTAGTCTCATGGATTTTTACCCATTCCATGAACGCTTTTTGTTCTTCGTGTTCCGAAATCCTAAACACATTGACCTTTTTCAAGGGCATCTCCTTAATAGACTTTGACTTGCCATAACAGCCACCTCCAGCGCCTTCAAAACAGCCTTGCTATACGCTACAAGCGCCGTTACATAGGCGATTTTTGCCTCTGCCTCTATCTTTGCCCAGGTGCTTTGAATCTTTGAATTTTGGGCCTGTAGCGTTTGAATTTCCTCTGCGTAGGCTATATCTCTAAAGTATTCGGCCTTCGTCTGGATATCCGCTAGTGTAAATTGTTCGTCCATTAGGGTTTCTATCAGTTGTTCTATCCCTTTGGTGCGGTTTGGTTCTTTCGGAATCTTCCCGTTCACTAGGGCGAGTTTGTGAAATGCCTGTCCGTGGAAGTTGGCCCATTGTTCCTGAATCTCGGGGTCTGAAAAAGTGTAGTCTTTCAATCCGGTTCCCATTTCTTGTGTTTTTCCGGGGTGTATTCTCTCGGCTCGTAGTCCAACAGTTCCGAGTTTGAATAGTTCGTCGTTAAGACCACCTGTCCGCTTGGTGCGTTCCTCAAATACTTCGATTTTATAAGCAAGCTGTTATCCTCCTCGTTCAAGACCAACTCGAAAACGCTATCTGGCCCAAATCCCCAGCGACTGGACCCCTTAGCCTTCCCCTCGTAGCTCATATCAACCGTCCCAACTATCGCAACGTCCAGCTCTTGAGCCGTGGCTTGAAAATCGTTAATCATCTGAGAAATAAAACTCTCATCGGTCTGCCCTTTTTCCGGTGTCACCTCAAATTTTTGGAAACTATCCACGAAGAAAATTTTCGTCTTAAAGTTCTTCTTTGCGTATTGCATGAACCGAATACACGCCTTGTAGTTATGACCTATGTTCTCTTGTCCCGCCACCTTCAACGGGAGTTTCGCAATCTCCGCCATCTCCCTCGGTATGTCCTCGGGGTTCAGGTCAATCCCGTATTCAATCTGCGCTATGGTTTTCTTGAGCCTTCTTGAAAGGAACCGGAAAATTATCTTGTCCCGCATCATATCCAAAAGGATATAGGCCACTTCGTTACCGCTCTGCGCTATACGGTCAGCCGAGTTAATCATGAACATCGACTTACCGACCTTGGGAGGGGCTAACAGTACCGTTAAGCTCCCTGCCTCCCATCCCTTGAACTGGGCGTCAAACTTTACGAACCGACTGGGGATATGTGGTTTTCGTTCCCCTTTCTGCGCCTTCTCGATTTTCTCCAAAACCGATCCCAACAAGTCCCCAAGGTCACATTCAAAATCCTTTCCCGACTTCCCGAAATCCGTAGTGCAAAAGTTAAAAAGTTCGTTCAAGGCCTCTTCGGGGTCCCCACCCTCGTAAAGGTTGTGCGCTCTTAAGCGAAGTTCTTCTATGCACTTACGGGCCAGAGATTTCTCTTTCACTATCTGGCAATAGCTTTCAACATTTGCGGAAGTGTAAACCTTAGTCGTCAAGGCCGACGTCCCGCCTACCGCTTCAAAATCCCCCACTCTTTTTAGTTCGTCTGCCATCACCAACGGGTCAATTGGTTTCTTTTGGTCGTGAAGTTCCACGATTGTTTTGAATAACTTTTGGTTGGCCTCTTTGTAGAAGTCCGAGGCCGTCAGGTGTTGAAGCACCTTAAAGATACACTTGGCGTCCAGCATCATTGCGCCGATAACTGCGCTCTCTGCCTCTGGACTTTGCGGAAGGGGTCTTACTTTCAAGCGGTTCTCATTTCATGAATAGAGTGGAAGCGGTTATCGAGCAAGCTGAATACCAATACCAAGCCATAACGTGTCGTCCATGAAAAAGTTCCCAAGTCCCGCCACAAAACGAAAGGATAATGGAACCGATAACAAATGGATTCACAAAAACCTTTCTTGAACCACCTGATTAATTGCTGAGCGAACGAATCAAAAACGAAACCCAAAGAATAACAACCCAAATCATGACCGCCGCAATAAACGAGCCAGCTATCACCTCTAAGGTCCGGTTGATTCTGTCCGCTATGGTGTCTGGGTCGGATATCTTCAAATAAAACTCTCCTTTACGACTTGATTGACTACCTCATAAATTGGCTTGGGTTGCCTTTTACTAATTGCGCTTAAAGCTATCTTTGAGCTTTTCCGGTATGCTACCGCTAACAAAACGTAAGGTCCCCACATATCCCCCTTTGGATTTCGTCCATACCAATTCATCGTGGCTAAAGATTGCCTGTAAGAGGGCCAGAGTTCGGAGAAAAATTCCGGGCCGTTCTGGTCGTAACATGACTTCAGTTTTTTCAACGCTAGAGCGCAGATGGTACGCTTTTCCTCTTTGGTTAGACATTCCTCCCCCTTTGGTCCGTAAACGTTAGGTAAGAATTGTTGGTTAAGTTCGAGGACTTGCCAAATGTCCGTGAATGTTGGTTCGTTCATTTTACCCGTTCCAATTGGGCATCAACGGCCCCTAAACGTTCTAGAAATTTCGGAATTACTATGCTTTGAACTCCGGGGCTCATTTTTTGAACCACGTCTAGAGAAAAATGTAATGCTCTTTGTTCTGCAATCAGTTCAATTGTTTTTGAACTATCTTTCAGATAATCCGGGTATTTTTTCTTTGAACGAAGAGACCAAATAAACTGTTTCATTTAACCTCCAGTTAAAACCTAAAATCTGTCGTTACTGTCGTAACGAATACACCTTTTAAAAACAACGCTTACAAACCTGCTTTAGTCAAAGACGTAGCGTCTTCCAGCTACGTCTTTGTTAAGAAAAGACGTATCTAGGTGCCGACGGTCAAAGTTTTCAAAGTTGCCACTCAATCGGCTGGCTTGGTAAGGCGTACCAGCGACGCTAACCTCTCGGCGGTCCCGGCTATTTTCCGCTAGGACACTCGTAATACGATGAGTACAGAACAGGGCAATTTTTTAGGCCACAGGCTTTTTGATGACCTTTGTTTTTTCGTAGTAGTACCGCACACCCTTACAAACGTCATTCGCCGACCACAATAGGTCACGGTTGGCGTCAAAATCACAATGGGCAACAGATTTGCGAACCCGTGAGAGCTTGCTAGTTCTTGCCCATGTCAAATCTAGACCCTTGGCGTTGTCCGACTTAACGGCCACACGCTGAATTTTGGAAGTGTTTCCGGTCCTGGCCCATGTCAGGTCATTACCCAAAGCCATATCCATCAAAGCACGATCTAAATCTTCTAGATTCTGTTTTCGTTGTTTTGGTGTTTGGTGCATAAAATAAAAAAACCCTTGGGCGAAGGGGCGGGATTTGGGTCACGTACCCATTGGCTTTCGCCAAACCCACTTCGCTCAAAGGTCTTTAACATCACGTGAACGGTATCCCTACCGTTTCCACTTACAAAGCTAATTCAACTCGCCCAAAACTTCAAGCACTTTTTTAACCTAAACTTTTCCCATGCAACTTATGTTTCTTGACTAATTCACCCATATCCATTATAGGCTCGGGTTCCGTGGGCTTCTTGACGAATGGGGCACTAAAGAGCTTCCCTCCAATCACTACGGTTCCATCCATCACAGGGTAGCCTTGTAAGTGGTGGTTCTGTCTTTGTGGGTCATACCAGTCTATCCCTATCATCTTTACCCAGTCCCTTTTTTGCGTCCTTGAGGCATAGGTTTGGGCGTTCTCATCTGATCCGTGGCCGAGAGTGGTCGAAACAAATACTTTCCCATCCATGTTCCTAAACCATTTTTGGACCGCTCCATGCGTATGGGCTTGAGCGTTTGTTCCCATGAACCTTTCCCCGGCTTTCCTAGCGCTCCCCTCTCCCCCGGTCGATACGTCATGGGTGAAGTAAGCGCCGTCAACCTTTGCAAAATCCCCATACTCGAAAACCTCCCACCCGTTTTGTTCTAACCTAATTTCGTCCTGGAACGTCCCTATCTTCGTGATAAAGAATTCGTTCCCCACGTTGTCATTCAACCACTTGTCCCAACGGGCCTCGTGGTTCCCCTTGATGAACACTTTTCGTTTTGCACCCAGCTTGTCAAGTTCGGCCCGTCGAAGTCTGGCGGTTTCCATCTCCAACTTCATGGACGTAGCCAATAGGCGTTTAGGACTCTTTGAGTGTTTGGAAATTGAAAAGTGATCAACAAAGTCGCCGAGGTCAATGATGACGTCGGGCTTTAACCAATGGCCGACTTGAAGTAGGAGGTTCCAGTATTGAAGGTCAGCAAAGGGCCAGTGTGTGTCGGGAATCAAAAGCCTTGGGCTAAGGCCTTTGCGTTTCACTTAGAAGGACAAACCTAGACCAACATAGGGCTTGCCATTGGCGAACATAGCTCCTAACGAAATGGGCGGAAGAAACTGATAAGTGATTGAGCCGGCCACTTCTTTATCGAGGTCGAGATAGACACAAGCACTCAATAAACCTCTCTTCGTGGTGACTTCTTGATGAGTTCGTGAAGCAAGACTAAGGTCTGAACGGGTATTCTTGTCCTCGCTAGTGTTCGTATCAGTTTCGGACGAAGTTTCGCTGGCAAGGTGCCCGTCGGGAAAATAAGTTTTGCTATTAGTTTTTGTCTTGCTTGCCGTGATAAGTCGGTCTTGTAAATCCGAGATTTGGCGGGTAAGGTTTTCACTATCTTTGACACTCTTTCGATAAGCCGGGGTTAACCAAGAAACGAAAGCCAATAGTATTAGAATTGCTACATACGGTCCATACTTTTTAAGACTGTCCATTAGGTTTGTCCTCTTTGACCGAACGCCAAGTTTGAAACCCACCCGCAGAAGCTAAGAAGGCTACGAGCGCCGGAAAGTTAGGTGAGTCGGGGTGAACAAAAAAAGCCACGCCAGCAAGAACCACGCAGACCATTAAAGTTACGTGTGTCTTGCCGAGCGTGTTGTATGGGTTCACTTAATCGGGTTTCCTAGGTCGGTGTTGACCTTATCGGCCACGGTCCCGAACTTACGGCACGAAAACCACCCACCCACAAACCCAACGACCAAAGCTAATGCAATCCAAATCATCGTTCGCTCCTCATTTTGTAATATGCCATATCTCGACCTTCGCAATAGAGTTTAATCCAAAGTATATCGTTTGAATAGGCTTGGTTAGAAATGGGGTCGTGGTTGTGCCACCTCTTAGGGTTGCAATGGATGACGGGTCCACAAAAGTACCTAGCCAATAACCTGTTCGTTTCCCATGGGTGAGCCCTCGCCCAAGCCCTCGATTTTCCATTTGTTGCCCGTTTAATGACCCGATAACCAGCACCGGAATATCCTGACCCTCCGTTGTGGTCTAAAGCGTCCAAATAGACCATTCCACGTTCTTTAATGCACACCCAAAAGTAAACTCTTGACTTTACTGGGTCTTCCCCACAGCCCTCCCAGGTCGTCCAAGAATAGTGTTCTATCTCGGTACGGGTTAAATCGGGGTTCCAGTGTCGCCCGTTCTTAGCAACGTACTTTAGAAAGACCGTGTAGGGGTCATCCTTTGGAAGTGTCTGTGTGCCCGAAAGGTGGGGTAGGGCAAGGAGGGTGAGAAAAAAGGTTAAGCGGATAACGGAGGCGGGTCCGGGTACAGAGTTAGATTCATACTTTCAAATCCGGCAAGCTCAAAGTGATCAACATCGTGAATGGATTTGAAGTCGCCACCCCAAACCAACCCAGCCGATTTTCCAACCTTACCGATCACGGGCCAAACTGGGTCCGTTTCAGGAGGCCATCCAAGAGGGTCACCCATTTTCTTAGCGACCATCAAATCAAAAGAAACTCCGAAGTTGTGAGGGGACTTTCCCCAAACAGCTTTGGACTTACCATTGGCTTTTGCGGCGTTTTGCTCCGCTTCTCCCCGCCACCCTTGGGCTACGTCAATGTCGATACCATCAACCGAAAGCCCGTCCCGCATAGCAAAGAACCCATTCAAGACCGATTCCTCAATGATGAACTGTTTTCCAAACCTATTCTTGTAGGCCTTGAAGTTCACCTAAGAATCCCACGGGTCTTTAGTTTTTCGTATTGTTTATGGATTCGTCGGTCTTCGAAAAAAATAAGAGAAACAATCATCACAACCATCGCAGTTAATAGAATCATCTCTTTAACCTTTCGTCCAAGAAAACCTTTTCAAGAAACTCCAAACGCTTGTCTACCCGTTTGTCGCTCTCTATTCTGTCTTCTCGGATGTTCTTGTAGTTGTCTCTTAGGGCGTCCAAAAGGTCTGCTCTGACACCCAATATAGTTTCCTTGACTTCCGAAAATCTTTCAACATCTCTTTCCTCGTGTCGGGCCAATTCCGCCGTGTGGTCCTTTAAAATCATTGTAATTAAAGCCTTTAGACCATCCAAAATCTTTTGCCTAAAGATGATTCCAAGCCCGGTTAAGGCGGTTAAAATGTGAGCCCAAAACTTTTCAAAGAATCCAGGCATTTGAGGGTCCGGCATATAAAACCTTTCTTAATCTAACGTTGCGACTAGATAGACGACCTGATTTTGACTGATAGACGTAAATGAGGTAATGACTGGGATAACAGCACCCACAGAAGCGAAGGTACTTGTTCCCATCGCCGCCGTGGCCGTTGAGCCTGTGTTGTAATCTGCCGTGAGCCCTCCCAACTGAGGTTGAACGCTCCAAGTTGAAAGCCACCCGGCCCACAAGTGTTTACCAGCCGTCACAGAGGTCCCCATTGCGCTTGTGTTTTTGTTGATGGCCGAGGCCGTATAGTTGGTTGTGACGGTGGCTGACGCAATCTTGGTTAATTGCTGACTCGTTCCGTTTGGTGGGTTTGGAGAGGAAAATAACCCAACCTCGGAAGCCGAAACAGTTCCATTGGTTGCGGTCACAAAGAATTTTACGAACTTGGGTGTAATGGCGTTGGCTACGGTCCCTAGGTAACAAAAGTGCGCCGTCTGAGAAGAAGGAGTTATGGCAGAGTTATTTAGTATGCCCTGTTTAGGTGAAAAAGCCCTATCTGTGATTCCCTCAAGCGTCATAGGGGTTCCGTTGATTCCTAGAACAGTTGGGTTGGGATAAGTCCCTCCTAAATCCCCTCCGGCTGTCCCGCCAGGAGCAACACCGCTAATTGTTATGTTCCAAGCCGAGGTCGTTAGACCTTTCGCATTAACCGTAAAAGCTCCAACCTGTGTCGCACTTCCAAAAGACCCTACGTTAGGATTTACTGTGACAAGTGTTGGATTCGGATAAGTACCCGTTAAATCTCCGCCCGCATTTCCTCCCGGAGTGGTTCCGGTTATCGCCACATTCCAAGCGGAAGTAGTGAGTCCTTTACCGTTGACCTGGAAAGCCCCAACGTGAGTAGCGTCACCAAATGCACCAACATTTGGATTGACCGTTACCAGAGTTAACGGAACCGAACCCGGTCCATTAGCCGTTCCGTCTCCGGTCAGGGCGGTTATTGCGGTTGCGGAAGGAGAAAAAGCTGATGTTCCTTGAAGCTGATACATTCCAACGCCCGAGGAATAAAACCAACCCTGCCCATCTAATGGAGTCGTTGCGGACAACCCGACATTCTGAAAACCATTGACTGTTAAAAATGGATAAGGTCCGAACACGTCTCCATAGGGTTGGTCAATGCTCCATCGTTGAAATGAAGGGTCCAGGTAAAGCACTCCGGGAGACCCCGAGGTATACGAAAACCCACTTGTCGGAGGGATGGGAAGTCCCCAAATGCCCGTAACCGTTTCCACGTTGTTGTTCGAGGAAACATCAGAGCCAAAAGTAGTTTGAGGTCTTGTGGGTTGCCTAAGTGCCATTAATACTCCAAGTAAATTGTTGATGCGCTAGGCATCGGACTTATACCGTTTAGATTAAGTGTTCCACCGCTTGCGGTTCCGTTTACTCCTCCGGTATTTCCATTAGTTGCCGTGATAGTCGTTCCGTTCAAAGCAACGCTGTTACTTCCTCCGTTACCAAAAGAAATTGTTATCGTGGCAACATCACCCGGTTTTACTGAGTAAATGTTTTCTGTGTAAGCCCCGTTTCCGTTTATAGTCTGGATTTTCGAACCATAAACCCTAGCCTTGACAAAGAACACTCCAGACGGAACGGTAAACGTGTTGTTTGATGTGTAAGCTGTCGATTGAGAGAACGAAGGTCTGTCCCTCATAAAGATTCCATCAATGTAAATGTTGGTCGAAGCTCCTGGAGGAGTAACGGCATCGTTCCCAAGGTTGCAGATAATCCGACAGAATTCAGCCGAGGCCGGAGGGGTTAGGTTTGATGTAACGTAGGTGGTCCAGGATGTTGGAGCGCTTCCATTGGCTATGGACTTAACCGTAGTCGAAGACAAGAAAGATTTAGAAGCGTCATACCAATTCAAAACAACAGAGTTAAGAACGTCCACCCTAGAGCATTTCAACATGAATCCGACTTGGTAAGACAAAGAGGGTGAAACATTCATATACTGACTTCCGCTTGCGTATGGTCCGTCCAAAACTCCTCCGGTATGACCCGAGGTATTATCCTGGGTCACTAGGTAAGAGTTGGCTCCGTGGTTCTGTTGGGTGTTCGTTACGGTTCCTGTGCCTCCGGTTCCAGCCGTGAAGTTCCATCCGGTCGGAGTAGCGGTTCCCGAAGCGTCAAGCTCAAAAGACCCGTTCACAATGTTTGGAGACCCGCCCGTATCTTGTGGGGCGTTTTGGTTTGTGTTTAGGTAAACCTCGTTTGCGTAAAGGTCCGAAATCAAGTCTGTACTGACCGGAGCATCGGCGGCGTACCTTGGAGCGTTAATGACTGTAAATCCCATTTCTATCCCCCTATGTAATAGCCTGGGTCCCCGTTTGACATATAGCCAAGCGAGGACGTTCCAGGGACCAGCGTTGAAAGAAAAGCGTAATTTTGTTGGGTTGCCGTTGCTCCCGTGTAATTCGGAAGCCCTGACGTACCTATAACTGCATACCTCTTGTTTGAAGCGTACCCAGTCGCAAAAAGCGTTAGGGTTACTTGGTCGTTCCTAAAGTCCGGCGCAGAAGCAAGACACTCGCAAAGAACTATCCCGCCACGTTTCCCCGTCAAGAGATTAGGGGTAACAGTACTCGCTAACTGTATTGTATCGCCGGGATTGACTAATTGAAGCTGGGCGAAACAACGAACTGTAATAATCGGTAACGGGTTAGAAAACCGCTTGAACAAGATGTTCGTTGCCCGGTTCGCTATTTGAAACCCTCTGTCCCTGGTGTTTATAAACTTTGCGTCTACGCTGTCCACACTTGACTCTTCGTATGTGTTCTGGCTCGAGCCGTTAATGGTAATCAACTGATTCACATAGAAGTCCGCTACCGGCTGATAGTCGTAGTTGAAATCTATTTCGTTCAGGTAGTTGTTCCCCGTTTGAAGTGAGGCATTGAACTGAGGAATCCCAATGATGTTTGAATCGTCCAGGGTAATATAATCGTTCGTGGGCAGAGGGTAATAGATGACCTTTAGGTCTAGCTGTCCTGATTTATTAGTGAATAGATAAAGTTGAGCCTGTTGGTAAATCTCATCCTGGAAAAACTTTAGGGCCGTCTTTTGGTCGTGGAAATAATTGGAGAACGTCAGCCAAGACAAGAATCTGTTCTTTTGGTTCTGAAAGTTCGTGATGTTAACCAGAGAGTAAGGAACACCTATCCCTTGGTTGGCTGGTAGCACGTCATAGTTCGTTCCGGTCCCGCTATAGTTCGTCCCTACTCCGGTTGAGAGAATGATTTGAAGCATGATATCGACCGGGTTTCCGCTAAAGAGAACGTAGTTGTCAACGTTGGAACCGGACTGGTTGGTTTGTGCGCCCGACTGCCCATTGGAACTAAGAACCACTTGTTGAAGTCCGTAGAACGCTCCATTAGCACTTCCCAATCCTGTGGGCCCACCACTTGAAGCGGAAGTCCCGGCAATCACGCATTTGTAAATGTTCCCGAGGTTAAAGACCTTGTTCCCGACTACATAAGCGTGACTCGCCAACCATTGAGGAGTTGTGGCTGTTACCGTTCCCTGTCCGATGTACTGCCAAGTGATTGAGTTGTCCAAGACAATTCCAGAGCCCTTACCCGTGTACGAATAGAGACAGTTGTTTATCTTGAGGTAATTTCGAGGTCCGTTCCCGTCCCCGAGATCGGTTGAACCCGCAAAGTAAAAACTAGAGGTAACAAAACAGGTTGTGTCGCCTGGGTTAAAGTCCCTGGTTAACTGAGTGTGACCCTTAAGTATTTCGGTGTTTAACTGTTTTAGAGCATCCGTAACCGTAAAGGTGTAGGCCGTCCCATCTGCGGTAAGAACCCAGTTATTGATTTGCCCTGAATAGATGGATGAATAGTATTGTTCGTCAATGCCTTCATATCCCTTATAGATGGTCACAAGCCTGTTTTTCATCGTGTAGGAGGCCACTGCGTTCGTTATTTCGTTGTTTATGTCCAATAGGTCAAAGGTGATAGAAGATAGCGAGGAAACGCCCGTCAGAGGGTTAATTGTGTTGGGTGCGGAGGTAGGAGCCGACATATACCGTTTACGAGAAACCGTAGCTCCTTGAATGGGTCCGGTACAGTATTGGTCAGGAAAAACTTGAGAGTTGGTTCCGAGCGGTCCGGTGACAAGTCCAAAGACAACGTAATAGACAGGTCGCTTTTGGGCTTGGTCGTTGTATCGAACAAATGCGCTGGAAGCATCTCTAAAGTTTTCAGGAGTTAAGGCCATTCATCACCCGTTATCGTATTCGGAACAACCTTGCGTCCAGTTGTAACGAGGGATATTAGGGTCTGTCACTCGGAAGCCAGTCAGACCGTTTCCGTTGACTTCTAGGAACGGGTAATAGAGGAGTGAGTAAACGTAGTCACCCGGATTAGTGGCGAAGTTTGTTGGTTGACTCAACGTAACCGATGACGTTGCAATAGCCGTGAATTGAACCACTTGTTTGTTAGTGTTGAGAGCGTTTTGGATAACGTAATAATCTTGGGTCGAAGTGGACTTTTGCGAGAACTGGCTAGTCGGATTCGTTCCAAGATTACCCATGATTTGAAGCGTTGAAGAGTTGGGTTGCCTTGAAGTACCAATAACTCCAAAACATCTGTCTGTAACATTGTCAACCATTAACCCGAACGGGTTTCCTTGAACGGCGTTCAGGAAGAAGTTATCGGCTGATTGTCGCCATTGATACCCACAAAGGTCCCTGACAGAAAAAGATAAGTCTCCCTTTAAACCATAGTTATTAGTTTCTCGGACACCAGCCGTCGAGATATTAACAGACTGAAGCTCTTTTGGAGTCGGGTCATAGGTGGTTATCTTCCTTCCAAAATCTATTGTTTTATAAGAATATATGTCCCCAGGGTTCATCATAATTAAATTAGAACGACACCCAAGGCTCGTTGCGGTAGCCGTAGAAATCTCTGTGTATATCCCAATCGGAAGATTTGCATTAAAATAACTAGTTCCAACAAAATTTAATGCGGCAGGAGATGAAGAATCTGCCGTTGTTGAAAGCAAAAGAGAATTCTGGTTTGTGTAAAAGTTAACTGTTTGCATTGTGGTTGTTGGCATTAATATCTGAATTTGAGCGGACCGATAATATTCGACCGAATCAAAATAACCAATAGATGTCCCAGTTCCTCCTGCCAAATTAGACTGAACGTAAATTTCAGAAACCGTAGAGGTGGTTGTAGAAACGTTTGAAATTAATGTTCCGTCTATGAGCATGTTATAAGATCCGAAATTTCCGAGTTGCATTTGAAATAAATGCCACCCAGTTGTTCTTGTTACAGAGGATACGTTTTGGGGATCGTCTTGGGCGGCGCTCGTAACCGCATTGAAACAATACTTGGTTGTACTAAAAGAATTCCTCACACCCACGCTCATATACTTTCCAGATGCGAGTTTGGCTTTTAAATATGGTCCTTGGGCAGTTGTGTTCGTTGCATCATCATAAAACCAACCCTGAACTAACCAAAAATTATCGACGTTGGTATCTGTTATTACCTTTTTGGCTATAGGTATTCCGCCATTAGCATTGTTGTCCCAGGATTTAATGCCTTGCTTGAACTGAACCCCAGAATTGGCGGGAGCCCCTTGAATAGTTGTCCATCCATCGGCGGAAATGAAATTATCGTTTTCAAAACCTTCTGAGAACACAACGCCATCACGAATCTTTTGTAGGTAGGTAATAACCGAATGACCACCGGACGGACCATAGGGGTTTTGATTAGAAGCCATTTGACAACCTCCCAACAAACAAGCTAGTAACGCTAGTACCTTTTTCATGGTTCACTCCCATTAGTTTACTTTCGATGCGACTAAGGTTACGTTACCTTGTTGAACCACGTCCGACAACCTCTTAGCTAGATTAGCGGCGAATTGGTCGTCCATAATACCGCCTTGTACATTTACGGTTAATTGTGTCGTCGTTCCTGCGTTAGAGGATGACGCTCCAGGATTTAAAGAGTTAACTCCAAGGTTTCCATTAGCCGTTGAGGTCGAACCAGTACTAGTCCCAGGTCCAATCGCCGCACTCGCCACGGCTCCCAAAGTCTCGATAGCTAGACCTTCTGCCGTTGCAACCGCCGCCTGACCAAAGTTCCCTTGAGCAATCCAATAGGCCGCCCAAGCGTAAGCCCCTTTAGCCAGGTTCGTGGTTGTTTCGGTGATGAGGCCCTGAAACATCTTTGCCGTATCAACAACAATTACGCCATTGACCTTTGAAATGTTACCCGTTAAAAAGTGTGTATATTTTTCAATTTCAGAAGCTATCTTGTCGATGTTCGATTTTTCATTTGCGAGCATCTCAAGGTCAGACTGTCTACGAGCTTGGTTATAAGCAATATGATGTTCTAAAAGTTGACGCTCTTTTTCGTCCCTTGTATCCGCCAATTTTAGTGATAGGTCGGTGTTTTCTTGATCAATTTTTATAACGTCTTGGACCTTCGCCATATCAATGTCCCGATACTGGGTCATTAACTTTTGTTGGTCCATTAGGGTTTTGCTAGCTTGGATTTGCCTAGTCAGTATCTGCCACTCGTCCTCTTTTGTCTTTTGAGCTTTGGCGTTCTCGGCCAAGACGGCGGTGTAAGCGGCTATCTCGTCGTTAAGAGTTTTCTGAGCCGCCGCAACCCTCTTTAACCTCTCGGACTCAACAACGTGGCCGACACCTGTTTTTTCATCCAAAGACGCCCGGTCTTGTCCAAGTAAAATAGCCCTAAGGTTTTCACGAGCTAAATCAACCTGAGCTTTGGCTTGGTCCTTGGTGTGTTGGGTTAGTCCATCGAGTGCGTTGGCTTGGTCGAGAAGACTTTTAACAATGTCGGCACGTTCGCCGGACTTCTTGGCTTCCTCGGCGGCGTCCCTGAACGATTTAGCGGTCTTGTTGTTCTTATCAATTATCTTTTGTATTTCATCAGCGGTTAAATGAGCAGAAGCGGCCATCTTTTGAAAGACTTCAAACAATGCCGTACCAGCAATGACAGCAATACCTAGAGCTGGATTGAAAAACAAAAGAGCATTACCCGCCGCATGAAGACCATGCTCTAACATGGCCGTTCCGCTCTCGCCCTTCTGTCCCATATCCAGCATATCATTGGCAATACCAGAATAAGCAATGGCCGCAATCGGTCGTTCAATACGTTTGATTAAGCGCTCGTTCTTAGAGGCGAAATCGTCAACCGAATCACCCATACCCTTAATATCTTTTTGTGCCTGTTTCAGGCCGGTATCGGTGTAGGTTGTAGAAACGTTCAGGGCTATGTCGCTTGGCAATTATCTCTCGCTTGGGTGGACTGTTCCGAATCCACCGTTCCAACTTAGTCCGCCTCCGGAAGAGGCTTTTTCCGCATCTTTAAGTTCAGCGACTCGGTTCAAGTAACCAACAACTGCGTTGATCTGAACTCTTGACCACTCGCTAACTGGTTTACCAAATGGGATTGAATGAAAGTAAAGGGCCAACTCAATTTCGTTGGTTATGAATTGACCCTCGATGATTCCCCCAATTCCTCCTCCGTAGCCTCAAAGCTTTTAGAATAAAGGTCGTGAAGGCGGTTAACATCGGCTCCAAGTTCAAGAACCTGTTTGGAGTGAGTGAAGAACCGTTCAGCGTTAGGTTGGTCGCTTTTCCTCACCACAAACATCAATTCTTGCACTACAGAGGCGATATTCGAGGCGTTCATAACGTCCTGCTCGTCAGAACCGCCCTTACGCATTTCGATAGCCGTTTCGCTTGCCCTTGCGATACAAACGATAGCCTCGACGGGGTACTTGAGCGGGTGAAGCCAAACCTTGACTTCACCTATGGTCGTCTCGACTGGCTTCGCAAACATCTTTTGAACAATCTTTTCGCTATCCATTTACTTCTCCTTTTGACAAAATTTAAAGGACCGTACCCAGGGTTTCGGATTCAGGGTTGAACTAGTCTGGTAGGAGTGAGTTACCACCTTACCCCAAACGGTCCTTTTAAGTTTTACGTCCTCAGTCCGGCCCACCCGAATAAGGAGCGTGAGTACCAACGGGAACGAATACATCCCAGTAATCGGTTGAGGCTGGAGCCCCGCCAAGGATGAAAGACGTTCCGGTAATCGACCAAGGGCTAGTCCCGGCAGGAGGCATCACAACGCCGTTCTGTAGAACAACCGCATAGTTGATGGTTGAGGTCGAACTGTTGTTCCCAGGAAGCGGAACGTTGATGGGTGAATAGTTCGTAACCACCACATTAGAACCAGAGAAGGTCTTACCGTAGGCCGTGGGGAAAGCCACGCTTGAAGCGTTGCCACGGATATAGTCAATGGCTCCGTTCATCACCTTGCGGTAAAGAGTGCCCATTCCCTTGAACGTGATTTTGGTGACGTTCTTCAAGTCTTGAGTTTCCGAAGAATCGCTCAAAAGAACCTGACTAACCACGAACCCTTGCATGATGTTCCCGGTGGACATATTCATCTGATTCCCAAAAATCGTGAACGAACATTTGTAAAGAAGTTCGGGCATCAGCATCATGCTCGCCTGCGCCGGGTCAATATCCATCAGGCAGTTGTAAAGATAAACGAGGTCGGTTTCGTAAATGTCGAACGAAACTTCCACGTTCGTGTAATCCTGGAAGGTAATAACGTCGTTGGGAGTACCGAATTCCCCAACACCCTGAACGGTAAGTTTAGGGGTGATGGTCAGGTTCTGAACGATTGGAGCAGGAACGTACTGCGAGTTGACCGTGTTGTATTTGGTCCCTCGGCTCCTTCCAACGATGTAAACTAATTTGTTGATACCTTTTGCGACACTTTGCGGGCTTGACACGATAGTCTCCTTTTTTAGTCGTTGCCTGTCGGTAAAGTCGTATACCGATGCCAACGAATTCTTGCGTAAATCCTGTACCTCTTAACGTTTATCATTGCCGGGTCGTTCTCAATGAACGTCTCGGCCCATGACCCCGAATCTTCTTGCTGGAACCAAACATAAGACCCCGTTGGGGTGTCTGAATTGTTCCCGTCTACCAACTGAATCCCTGGATAAATCACCGCTCCACTTAAACCTTGTTGAGCCGAGTTCTCCAAATAATCCTTTAGAACGTCCCTCATCCTTCTCACATTTTGATCGGCTGAACCATAAGCCGATGTTCCGTTAACAGCTTCTACGTTTTGGTCGTAACAATTAAACTCGACCTGTGTTTGTTCCTCGTACCCCTTATAACCATCTGCCGTCTGTCTACCCATAGCGAACGCCCCTAAAGAAGGTCCGCCTACGTCTTGAAGCGTGATAACCGGGAACTGCATCGTCTGGTTATAGCTCATTGGTGAAACCGTCAGAGCGTTAGGGTTTAGGTTTCCTCCCCATCCCGAAAACTGGTTCAGAGTGCCCTTGTAAAGCGAATAAAGAGCGTTCTCTTTTCCTGTAAGCAGATAGGTAGGTGTGCTAGTCATTTACTCCTCAAAAGTCCGTGTTGTTCGGAACGCCTAAGTCCTCAGGCACTTCAATCGTTCCCGTATCCCCGTCCCGCATTATCTTTGTCAACCAAGCGTCACAGTTATCCATAATCCTTTGCATCTTGTCGGCGTAGAGTTTTCCGAAAAACGGTCCCGCCGCTTGTACGTCCCCATAAAGAGCGGGTTGTACTGAGTGCCCTCCGGTTACGTCAAAAATTCCAGCGTTAGAATCGTTGAGGTATCCGGCGTAATTGACCCCGTTCTCAACATAGAGCGATAAGTAACCCTCTTGATATCGACCCGAAGCTAACCCTTCAGTAAATGCGCCCGCTTCTTCATGCAAAGGGGCTTTAATTGAACGATTCCACGGAAACCCATTAGCCGCTAGGTAGGGTATCCACCCAGCCCTTAAACGGCCTGTATCAACACGAGTCCATCTAATGCAAAGTTCGAGGATGTAAAAACAGCAAGCTCGGTGCATCTTCTGGAGAGAATCCCCAAAGAATTTAGTGAACTCGTTGAACCGTTCAGCCGGATACTGAGGGGTTATTTTTATGTCCACTCGGATACTCAAGACGCTTTTCTCCACACGCTTTGATATTCAACAACTCCACCACCACCCGGAACAGGATAGGGTGTCCCTGCCTGACTGTATTGAACCCCATCAAAAATCATGCTGTCCACTTGTTGCCCCGTCTTGCTTCCTGCTCCGAAAATCGGGATACGGGTTTTGATCTGTAAGTCCCCGACCTCATAAATCCCGCCTTGTGTCAGAACGTCTTTTCCGGTCATCACTCGAACCTGTCCCGCTACCTCGATAAAATAAAAGGTCTTGGTTGGGGCAACACCCAACGAAGGGTTCCCGGCACTTTGAGAAACGTAACGCTTTAGAACAAACCTTCTTCCCATCCCTCTATCGGTCTCGGTAGAGAGGTCGGAAAAAGATTGAGCGTCATTACCAGTAAATTGGTCGTTCATCGGAACCCGCCAAAATATTGAGCCCTGTTAAAGCTGTTTAAGTTGCGTTGTCCACCCTGCCCCGAAAGAACGCTAGAGGCCACGGTAGACTTGCCCTGTCTAGGTCCATAAATCATCTTCCGTTCATCTTCCGCAAAAGCCAGGTACTTATCCGACAACTCAAGATAGCGTTGGGCAATAGAACCCTTCCCCAGGTTCTTTCCTTCCGCCGAGGCGTTGACCATTTGAGCGTAGCGGTTAGAGAGGGAGTAATACCCCATTGCCGTAGCGAATAAACAGACAACGTTGAACTGTGCGGACGACAACCCCTGATAAGAGGTCGTAGCGTTCGCCCCTGTCATCGGAGCGGTGCTTTCGACCTGACCTAGCCCAAAGTTCACGAACTCGTCTATTTCTGCATCAGTGAAGTGCTGGAAGTAATAAAGAGCCTGAACGTAAGTCGGTACGCTTGTCGAAAGTTGTGGAGCGGACGAAGTGGTTAGAATCCCGTTTACGGTATCAACCGACGAAACCCAACCCTTACTGAATCCCGTTTGGTTAACATCCAAAGCAGGAAGCGCAGAGGTGGTTTGAACGTTAGTTCTTGAAAGAGTGAAGACGGTACGAGACCCATTCCCGCCAACTACCTGAATGGTCAAATCTTCAACCATCCGATTGTTATTGGTCGTTCCTGTGTCCTGAAGAAACTCTCTTACTTGAGCTTCATACTGGGCCTGTGAATAACTCATTTGGTATCACGGCATTTCGTCGTAAGAGACGCTATAGGTGATTGTCCCCGAAGCGATATTCTTAATGTAATATCTCGCTCCAAGAGGATAACCCAGGGTATTGTTCGCAACCGTGAGCAACCCAGGGTAGATGACCAATGGGGTCACCGGGCCAACGGCAGAGGTGGCGGCTGTGGAGAGGATAGGGTAATCATTATTGAACCTATCCCGGAACATGATACTGGTTGTGACCGTACCACCTCCCGCCGTGTTCACAAAAGGGTAAACAATCAGCCCACGGCTACCAACATTGGGCTGTACGTCAGGTTGAACGTAAGAAGAGGTGGCGTTCTTAACAACAATTGCGCCACCAACCGTTGTGAAATCTGACCCGCCAGTAAATCCGCTCATTGCCACGTCCCGTAAATCTCAGATTCAAGGTCCCTAGCCGGATTCACCGGCCCAAACGAAAACTCGGGCTCCTTGTCCAACTTCTTGAAACGCTCGAAGAAAATGTTCTTCGGGTCATCCATGTTAAAAGTAAACTCTTCGCCTTCGACAATGTAGAAGTAACGGTAATTAGAAGACTCGCAAACGAACTTCTTAGCCAGGATTCTTTCCTCGGTCCAGAACTTGTCGTTCGGGATTTTGTCAAAGATAACCTGGATGTTCTCGGTCTCTCGTTCGCCCAAAGCCAGAAACCCCAATGAAGCTTCCCTAGGGCCTTCAAGGGCCGGGTAATAAACCCGACTACAAACAATTAATGAGCCATTGTCCAACCTAGGCCAGCGAGTGTCGGTGAAGTCCGACTTGTAAAGTGGGTCGCCCTTCAAACCAAGGACAGTCTTTAAGAGAGTTGTAAAAACATCGCCCTCTTTGACCTTCTTTAGTTCCTTGACCAACTCTTTACCGTCTTGAGCTTCGGCCTTCTCTTGCTCTAGTTGCTCATTAAAGCCTTGGGTGGCTTCGACGTTTTGAAGATTTTCACCTTCAACAATCGAAGCCGTTGTCCCCTTGACTTGTCTACTCTGTTTCTTTCTCATCACTCACTCCTTTTGGCTATTAGTTACCATCGTTCCCTTGGAAGGTGAATCGAGACGCACCGGGATACATGAACATCTGACCCCGTTTGCTAACACGCCAGCGAGCCAACATACGATTGAAGGAAGTCCCGGAATTGGGAGCCTCTTGAACCGTCATCAGGCCGGTACGTTCCTGCCAAACCACGGGTTTCTTGGACTCCATTAAGAACCAAGCCCCGCCGTTATTGCCGCTGGAAGTCAGGTAACGACATTCGTACTTCTGATACATCCCTTGAATCGGGTTGATAGCGAACACCTGTCCAGTCGGCGCACCGTAAGCAGTGTTAGCCTGAATGGGCGAGGGGAAGTTCGGGGACTTCAAGATAATGTCCACGATTTGCTCGTCGTCTGGGTGATAAACAACCGAGTTCGGGTTCACGAGAACCAACTGACCATCCGGCTGTTTGATTTTCTTCAAGACCTGCTTAGCGGTTTTCAGCGTACCAACGCTGATAGCGCCGAAAGAAGCAGGGCGGTTTTGGCGATTACCCGAAGACTTGTACACGCCCGTAGTTCCGTCAGGGTCAGTATAGGTCAACGGAGTAAAGGTCAAAGAAGCCTGGGTCAAGGCAGTATCAGAAAGAACGGCGGCAAACGCCAATTCCTCGTAGATACCCATGTTGACGCCAACCTCTTCGACTTTCATCTGAAGCTCGCCGGTTTGGTCATCATCCAAAGCTTCTTGCTGATAGGAGATGATTTTCCCGAACTTCACGTTCTCGATAAGAGCCCCGTAACCTTGAACGCTGGTTTCGCTGAACTCTTCACCAATCCCGGTCTGGTTAGGCAACCCAGGACGGAAGGTGCCAGCATAGGGCTGGACGAAAGCGGTGGAACTTGCGGTCCGGCGAAGTTGATCCCCAACCATCGGGACGGTCAACCAAGCTTTAGCCAGCAAGTCCTGAACGCCCAAACGCATAAGGGTATTAAAGGCGGTCAGAGCGTTAGTTTCACGCAATTCACCTTTCCGTTCTGCTTCGAACAAACCCTCACGGATTTCCCCGAACCTCTCAGGTTCAAACATCGACTCGGCCAAATCGACGGCCTTCTTCTCGCCAAACAGCTTGACGAGAAGTTGGTTATCCCGAGCGATAGTCCGAATATCGGTGTCTTTATCGTAAGTCTTCTTCACCGATTCCTTGAGAGCCTTAGCCCGGCTCTCCACATCTTTGTACGTCTCACGAAGATTCGTAACCATTTATTTTTTCTCCTTAGGTGGCGCTGGCGGGCCAGACGGTTTTCAACATGATTTGAATTTGGTTAGAGCCGGTTCCGACAAGACCCACGTTCACAGCTAGAGGGTCATCATTCACATAACCAATCGAATTGGAATTCGAAGAGGTCTTGGTGATGGTCTGAGCATTGGTATTAAAATAAACCTGTTGCCCAGGGTAATAAGTTTCGCCGGAAGTTGTGTACGGATACCAAATACCTTCACGCTGAACCATCATCCCAACATTTGGTTTAGGGTCATTTGCATAAACCCCATAGTTGGTCGGGTCGTAAGTGTCTTGGCAGATACCCGCAAACGTCAAAGCGTGAGAATCGGAATCGAGCGCTTTAATGTCGTAAGTACTTCCAAAGACGTTGGTATCAACATAGACAGCATCACCGGAATGAATGACGTTCCCGGCGACGTTCGGATACTGAGCAAAAGCCCGCTCAGTTTTAACCATAATATTTTGAGGCGTAGTAGCCATTTAATCCCCCTTACTTTTCATCGAGGAATCCGGCAAGCACCGGACCGCTCGAATTATGTTTACTGGTTCCACGATTCAAAGCAGGAGCGCCCGATTCCCGGAGGTTGAAGTATTCGACCTTCTCGCTCTCGGATTCGATAATCGCCTCGATTTGCTTAATGGACTTTCCTTCAGCCTGCGCCCTGACCGACTTTTGGAACGGCTCGGGCAACTCAGACTCTTTCAACATCTTCTCTAGCTTCAATTCGAAGTTTTCCTTGCGAAGAGCTTCCATCTTAGCCTCTTTCTTCGCTTCGCTTTCTTTCTCGTCCTCATCATCTTCCGACTCTTTTTCGTCTTCGTCCTCGGCCTCTTTACCCTTCTTGGCTTCTTTTTCTTTCTTGGCCTCGGCTTCTTTCTTCATGTCCTCGTCTTCATCTTCAGACTCGGTTTTCCCTTCGTCGCCATCCGGTTCGCCGTCACCGTCTTTGGGCGCATATTGGGAAGCATGGTCCATCAGGATTTTCTTGGTAGCATCGTCCCCGGCTTGAGCGGCCAGCCCAGTCAAAGCGGCATGAGCGGCACCACGAGCCGCCTTGTTAGCCTCTTCGAGAATCTTTTGCTCAGACTTTTTCTTTTTCATCGTTTCTCCCTCTTGGCTCGTGCCCAACACGGTCAGCAAATTGTCGGACATTCGGCGCAATTCTTTTTGAAGCGGAAATTCACCTGCGGCTTGAATCTTGTCTCTCAACTCTTTGACAATCCCACAAGCTTGCGTCATTTTGTCGGCGTCCGTTTCCCGCTTCTTCCTGAACGCTTCCAATTTCTTCTCGAACCTTCCACCCCTAGCGGCCTTGGTTACTGCGTCAACGCTTTCGGCTTCGGTAATCCGATCTACTTGGTTCCATTCCTCGCCGTTCAAATCGACCGGAGAGGATTCCCCGTTGGCGTTGATTGAAAGCCCCGCATAATCCTCGCCCACATTCTCAAGCGAGTAGTCCAAACAATCTTGGATGAACGCCTCTAAAAACTCGCCCGTTTCCGTCTTGCTAATTGTGAGCGTAGCTTTTAAAGCCACTCCATCCGCATGAACATTTGTGAACCAACCCGCCCTGTCCTGCACCCTGCGTTCTGGTTGGATTTGGTCGTCCAACGTTGAAGGGTGATTCAAGAAACAGGGTTTACCCTGGAACGCCTCTCGTGTAACCGGGTCGTTAATGCAAGCCTGGGAGTAATAGTGTCGGTCCCGAGGATTGCCTTTCCCTTCCGTGAGGATTACGACCTCATAGCGGGAACGCCCGTTTGCATCTTTGCCTAGGCTCTTTGCTTCTCTAAGTGCGCTGTGGGTACTGTTACACTCAATGAGTTTCTTGGTCTTAGTGAGCATTTGTCCCCGAAAATAAAAAAGGGCCGCCTCCCCTATGTGGGAAAACGGCCCTCGCTGTTTGCGTCAGGCAATTAGATTTTTGGCCAACCTAGACAACATCTAAAAGTTAGAGCAACTCGTAGCTAATGTCAAATGGTTTTTATAAATAGCCGTTAAATTCTCTCTAGGCTCAGAAAGCTCGACCCTAATATCTACGAGCCGATGTTCCGAGAATTTACCCACAAACCCGCTAAACCCATGTATTTTAGCCATTCTTGCGTTCTTAACGATTATCGCCAGTTCTAAGGGTGTGAGTTCGTTGCTAGACATAGGTGACATGGACCCGAAAACGATTATCCGCTAGGCGGTTCATGCTATGGAACTTGACCTTTGCTGGACTGGTTGCCTTAGCCTTGCAATGCTCCAACACCTGAATCATGGCCGAGGAAATGAAAAGGTTGCCTATTGAGTGGTTCTTATCCGTGAGCTTGTATAGGTCCATGCTCATGATTTGGGCGAGGGTTAGGGCCATTAGTTCCTCATTATTTCTTGGCCGTCTGCGCCATAGATTCCGGTTCCCTTGGGTTGATCAATTTTCTTGAACCCAAACGTAATGGCTTTTCCATCAGGCGACATAGTGGGATTATCGACTTCCAACTCCCCAATATCACAACTCAATCTATGCGCTTCATCATTCGCCATTACGAACAACGCCACAAGGTAGCGTTGAAACTCAGGGTTTTCCGAGAACGCTTCCACCCACCTCTTGTTGTCCTTCATTAACTCTATGAACAGTTCTCCTTCGGCCAAGTTGTTCCTCCATGTCCTGAATTATGACTTCGACTTTTGCCTTCTCCCAAAACTTAACCCCATACTCTCTCAAAACTTCTTTTACCTCATCCATTTCGACCATCATAGGTTTCCCCTGTCAGCCGTTTGTAAGTTCTCATCGGCCCAATCGCTGTATTGCATTATCGGGTTCTTTAAGTTCTTGGCGTCTGGAAAATCCTCGATACCCTGCGACAGTTCATCCGGCAGAATGTCCTTGAACGATTTGAGTTTAGGTGCCCAGGTACACCGACAATTAGGATGAACTGGCGGGTCTACGTCCAACTCTTGTTCGGCGGCCAGTTCCTCAACCTCGTCCCTCGTCTTGCCTGACCTTTCCAAACACTCGAAGCACAACCGCCCGTCACCTATTGCGCCTGTGACCCATACCATCGTTTCAACAACGTCTGAGTTGTTGTTGTAGATGTGGACTCTCGCTCTGTTCGCCGCCCCTAACATCTCGGTTCTAGCTATTCGTTCGGCCCTGTACCTGTACCCATCATCCTCGGTTCCAATAATGTCTATGATTCGGTCTCTAAGCTCTGTTACCGATTCACCTTGAATCATCGAACGTGTAATCTCTGTCTTTAGGTCGTTGGCAAGAAACACATATTCTTTCATGTTCCTTGTAACAAACATATTGTCCCAATCGTCAGTAACAAATTGTCGCATTTGAAGTTCGGTCGGTAGGTTGTACTTTAACTCCGTGTCGGGTGGTAAGGCGTTATCCATCGCCCAGGCTGTCGTGTTGTAGGCGTCTTTATACTGCGTGACCAAATCATCAACCCTAGTTGAATCGACCTCTTGGTGTAACCGTTGAAGCTCTTTTTGGATAGCGCCCTCGATTTGCTTGTCGGCTCCGAACCTCTGAAAATCCGTGAAGTCGGGAGCATCACCGGACGAAATGGCCGAATGGATTTTAAGCATATCGGCTTCGAGTCTTGCGGAGAACTCCGACCACTTACTTTGTAGCGCCTTGACATACTCGTCTTCATTGGCTTCGAGCATCTGGTCAGAATCGGCGATGCTCTTAGTTATGGCGTCTAGGCGCTCTTGTTCTGTCGCTGTCATTTATTCGGTTTATATCCCTGTCCGTCCATATACCACGCCAGCTTGAACGGGTTATCTATTCCAGCATGCTTCTTCATTCGCTTGACCGTCGGTTCCCATCCCGGAGGCGCAACCTCTCCAAAATCAGTCTCGGCGTATGGGTGCTTCTTGGCCTTCATTTCTTTCTCGCACTTCTCCCACTCCCTAGGTGTGGCCACCCTTAATTGAGACGGGTAAGCGGTAGCGGAATTCGTCTCACGCTGTTTAAAGTTCAGGGCGTTCTTAATCGTCTTAGTGGTGTTTGAACTTAACCCTGCCTTGTCACCGCCATACGTTGATTTACTAGTAGGTCCAGCACCCGGAGCGGTGGCACCAGCTTTGGGTTGTCCCGGTACGCCTGCACTAGCTCCACCAGAAACAGGAGCTTTTGCGCCTCCACCAGCACCGCCAAATCCTCCGGGAGGAGTGGGCTGAAACAACATGGCAAGTTGTGGGTCTTTGGCGATTTCATCCTTGATTTCCTTTTGAGTTTCTTCGTAGTCGTAACTGGTATCGTCCATTTCTTTTGCCGCCGTGGTAGCCGCCTTCTCATGGCTCCAATAACGGTTTTGATCCATGAACGAGATATTACCCAGTTTCTCTTTCTTGTCCTCGGGCGCAATCTCGGCAAAGATAACCTCAACCTCTTCACTTGCGCTCTTGTCCAATAGACCGCCTTCTTTGGCGTTCTGAATAACTTTCTTCGCCAATTCTTTAAGACCAAACTCCCACATCTTTTGACGCCTGCGAAAGAACTTGTAAGCGGGTTCAACTTTGGTAATGGCTGACGCCCTGTTCCCGCCTCCACCTCCACCGCCAACATAGTCTAGGGGTTGGTTGCCAGCACCCGCACCAATACGAGCAAGCATTTCATCCTGAAATCCAGATTTAGCTTCACCCCGTCCGTCCGGTGTCAAAATCTCTAGTTTGACCGATTCGTTATGCGTGTGTTTGGTGCCAGGGCCTAGGTAATTGGTTTGCACGTTCGCAATGCTCGAGACGTCCGTGTCTTGACCAAGAACAGTCTCATCAAACACCAAAGCAGACCGATTAATAACCGCAACCGCCTTATAGCGAATAATATCCTGTAGGAGTTTGATATCGGACATGACAGCTAATAGGTCGGAGCGTCCACGCTTCTCGTTCTCATAGACGTTTATCTTGAGGTGGACAACCTCGTCGGGTTTAACCACTTCCACAACGTAGTCAGCCATTGGAATGTTATCGACTGTGTAAAGCTGGTACTGGGTTGGGTACTGCACCCAATAACCCTTAACGTCAAAGATGTTCTTGGGGACGGTGATGATTTCCCAAACCGTTGAAGCGTCTATGGTCAATAGGTTGCTATATCCTGGCTTTCCGTTCTTGGACATTGCAACTACTCGGAAGAACAGTTCTCCGTCAGTGCAAAGCATATCGTTCATCGTGGGGAGTCTTAGGTCAAAGTTACACCGCTCGGTAAACTCATCCCAAACCTCTTGGGCTTTTTCGTCCTCAAAATCCATTTTGATACCGTCACCAATGGTAAAGGCTGTCAAAAGAGAGATAAGGCCTTTAGCTACTGCGTCATGGTTCTTTAGTTGGAAACACCTTGCCTGCATCTGCCACATGGCCTGTAAATAAAGCTGACGGGTGAATGGGCCTGGAGGATATTGGACGTTACCATCTACCGGTTGCCCGAAAACGAATGGGTCTGGGCCACCCAGGGCAAACTCATTCCCCACACCCTCAGTTAGCTTGTTCTTGAATTTAGAAAGGTCAACTCTAAGTGATTCGGTTATCTTCTTGCCTTTGACCGTTCGTTCTTTGGGCCAATAGACCTCAACAATGCGTCCGTAACACTCACGCCCAAACGGGTCAACCCACTTGGGATAGTTCTTGGTCGGGTCTTTGTCCGCTTCAACCGTTCGGATCATCTTGGGGTTCAACAATTGGAAAGGTTGCCAGCTATCAGCCTCTAGCTTCTTCAACTCTCCCACGTGGTCAGAGATAGTGATTGGGTCGTTATTGACCACAACCGTATCTTTGTGGTGGGCGCTCTTATATTTACGTCTCGGCATGGTCGTGGTTAACTGCGCCGATTCAATCTTTATGTTTTTCTTCTTCACGTTTTTCCTTTCGCTTGTACGTCACCTTGTTGGTTTCGTATTCCCTCATTGCGGTCTTAATCTTAGCGTGTGCCTCTAGGTGCCGTTCCATGTACTTGACCGGAAACCTTTGACCGCATAGTTCGCACTTCTTACCGTCCATTGTTACCACCCCAATTTGATTTGATTCGTGTTCTTGACCAACCTTTGAGCGTACATTCCGTCAGACGTCACCTTGATTACCGATGTTGGTTTCGTCTCGCCCTTGTACCAGAGCATTGCATCATAGTTGAAGGCGTGTCGAAAGTGGTCAGGACGGTTCGCTCCCAATTGTACATACCGTGCGGTCATTATACCCGTCTTTTCATTGGTCTCAAGAATTCTCGCAACGTTGGAACAATGTTCGGCAAAGGTCTCAATGACCTCTGACCGTCTAGGCAACCCAATAAGGTGTTCCCTCAAAATGCGCTGACTTGCATCCATCGACTCTGTTCGGTTGACTGAAACCTTGTGGTCCTCATCGTCCCACGAATACCCGTCCTTTTTGTTCTCAATGTAATAGCACCTAAACCCACGGTTCCCCATTGCCTTGATAACCCTATTTGCGCCCTCGGGGTCGGGGTTGCCGTCGATAACAAACCTCTTAACTCCAAACCGCTTGAGGATTGGTACGGTGTCCTCTAGCAGATCAACAACGCCCATCCAGACTATTTCCCTCAGCTTTCCCTCGGCTCTACGGCTTATGACTATGTGATGCCCAGCCGTAGGGTTAACGTCAATCCCCGCCGTGGTGTTGTCGTCACAAGATTCCCACATAGGCCAATGCCCACACATGGCTAGGATATGGGCGGCGTCTATTCGGCTCTGTTTATCGCTCCAAGGTAGTCCTAGAACACGGTTATAGAAGTTTGCGATATTAAGGCCCTTTTTGGACCTGTTAAGGATTTCTTGGTAATCAGCGTTCCAAACGAATAATCGACTAACGTAATAGCCACTAGATGCAATTCCAGGCCGTTTGGCAACCCATTGGCCCTTGAGAACATCTAGTTTGCCACGACAGCGCCTACAGGCCAAAAACCCTTGTTCGATACAGGCAGGGAATGGCATGCGCTCGGTGTTAACATCGGCTTCGTTCTGTTCTCCGCAATGCGGGCATTTCATTGCCCAAAACTTTTGGTCCGATTCCATGAACTTTCCATCGGTGCCAAAGTCTGGAATGGTTGGGTTGCCTATGATATCCCTGCATTTGTGCGGGCTGTCCTGCATACGCTCAAGGGCGATTTCAACATCGTTCGGACCCATAAGGTCATATTCATCAAACACTTCGCAATCGGCGGGGGTTGATTCTTTTTGTGTCTTTCCGGCCAATCCAAAGAAGTAAGCGAACGCATTGCCTATTTGCTTGGTTGTGGTGTTGTCTGTCGCCGGGATCAATTTTTGAAGCTCTGAATTCATCTCCAAAAGCCTGTTAAAGCGGGAAAGCATGAAAGGGTATAGGGCGGTATCTGTGGGGAAGTAATAAATCCCGTTCCATCCTTGGATTCCTACTCGATGGATAAACCGCATAATCATTGTCATGGAAAGGCGGGTTTGGGAGGACTTGCGGACTACCAACTCTCGAGCTTGGTCATCAAATATGTCTATCAGGTATGGGTTTCGGCTTAGGTCAAAGGTTCTGTTATCAACCCGCTTTATCTTCTGTGTCGCCCACCAATATCTGCTGGCCATTTCCAGCATTTGGGGCGTAACTTCTAACCCATTCCCTAAGAGCTTGGGCGGTAGTTGGGTCAAGCTGTTGGCCATTGTTCACCTGAACATTTACTTGTGTTTGCGGTTTAGTATCTTCGTACACCGATCCTTGAATGTCGGACCCAATTTTGATAATTGCCGCAAGGTCTCTAGCATCGGCTTCGTCAATCTTTTCTTTGGAAAGACTTCGCATTCCTCTAGCAACCAATAGGCGGCCTGCTCGTAGGCGAGACTCGATAGCACTAATGTACTTTCTTCCACTTCTTTCGAGTGCTGTTTCAATGAGTTTTTGGCGTCTTTTCTTGTGTTCATCTTGCCAGCCCGTTGTATTTCTATAAACCGTATTTAAACTTAGACCTTTGGCTTTGGCCCACTCAGCAATATCAACAATTTCTTGCGACAAATAATCAGCTTTTAGGGCTATCCAATCGTGCTTTGTCTTTGTAAATGGTTTCGATTTCTCGGTCGATAACGAGGTCACCGCTTGGTTCTCTGTGGAAATAGATGAGGTTTCGGGTAATGGTTCCATTTTTCCTACTCGTTATTTCTACGAATCCTTCGATGTTATCCAATGAGTTCCCTGATTAATTCTAACCTCTTTTGGTTAACTTTGGGTAACAAATAGTTCTCTTGGATACAGTCCCAACTTTTCTGTACGTCTAGGTTGTTCTGTAATCCGTGGTTTTGAATAGCCAAGTTTAGGTCCGTTCCCACTCCCGGTTGTGTCCATTCGTACCAAGGCATTCCTATGGTTTTTGCGCCGACCCATGATGCCTCTAACCATGCAAGATTGGACCTTGAACGTGCGAATGGGTTGTCTTTAAGCGGTACTATCCAAATCGCTGGGTTTATTTGGCAAAGCGTGTGCATATATTCATAAAGTGTTGGGGTGTGAGGGACATACTTCATGTTAGGCAAAACCCCGTTGTAATCATCCATTTCTTCGTACCACCAAGGGTAAATCCCCAGGAAATAGAGCGTCCAGTCTGGATTTGCTAACATTGTTTCATAAAGCTCTTTTCGGACCATCAAAAGGTCTGATAGGTGGGCTGGTGCGCTTCCACGCCAAAGAATTGTTTTACCTTTAGGTTTTAAATCCGGTTTCGTGAACGTCTCTAGGTCTAGGGCGTTTGGTACATTTACAATCTTGGCTTTTGTAAACTGTCTCAGTTGATCGCCTAGGTAATTCGTTGTGACCGTTACCACGTCCGCCATTTCCAAGCAAGCTCTAATTGTGTTCTGCGTTGGCTCAATCATGTAACTGTAAAATGCGTTATGGCTAGGCGGAACGTTGGTTTGTAAATCGTCCTCATCCACCCAAATCTTGGCTCCCATGCGTTTAAATGTTGCGGTTGCGCTTATCAAATCAGGGTGAAACGGTCTTTGAAGGAAAACTAAGTCAAAGAACCCCGCTTGGTCCCAGGTTCCCGGTAAAGGTAATCCGCTCTTGCTCGAAATGTATTTGATTTCGTAATCGTTCCCTAGTTTTTTGGCGATTAACTGCCAAGGTCTAGCGCAACGATAAAAGCTTGTTGGGTCGTTGTCGGGAGCATAAACGAGTATTCTTTTCACGCTTTTTCCTTTTGGCCTTGTAGTAATTTCATTCCAATACTAAAAATCTCTCGTGGGTCGAACCCACTTGAACACATGAATTGCCTTGGGTCTCCTGGTTTGTAATCGCAGTAATAACCAGTTACTAATCCGTGTCTCTCAATACACCTTTTACATTCGGCTTTCGTTTCAATGGCCGTGACTCGATTGGAAACTAAGTTTGCGGGATTGCAAACCGTGAACAGTCCAATCGCAGGACAAACACCGTCCGCAACGTGCAAGGGTCCCGAATCCACTCCCACGAACAGTTTAGCCCCATAAAGTAGTTCTCTAAGCGTGTGAAGGGTCGTCTTCCCCACGAGGTTATGAACGCCTTTTCCTTGTCCACCAAAGTCGTTACCGGACCCAACACACATAACTTGATATCCAAGGTTCACAAAGTTTCCAATGAGGTTTTCCCAAATTGCGGCGTCAATCATCTTTCCAGGAAACCCAACTCCCATGTGGAACACAACGTAATCTTGGCTCCAATCGAAGTCTGGTAGCTGTCTCCTCAATTGAAATTGATCGAAATAGTTTGTCTTGAGCTTTACGGGTTTCATTCCAGCATCTTCTAATCCCGCTTGTTTGGCGTACATTTCGCTAACGGTTTTGGTTCGGTCCCACTCGCTTGCGAGGTCCATGTTAACAATGCTTGAGAAGGCAAATTCCTCCTCGCAATCGGTTATGGCGATACATTGTCTATCCCTGAAAACCTCAGGTACTCCCGTCACCACAATGTAAGGACCATTTTTGGCTACCAATTGGTCATATACTTCAAGCGTTCGCATCACGTCACCAATCGCCCCATGACGAATAAAGGCTTTAGGTAAATCGGGGTGAAGTTCTTCGTTGGCTTTGTTCATCTTTTCTTCAATGGCTTTACAGTCCAAATCCGAGTAACGGTTTTTAAATATCTCTAGGGTTTTCTTTTCTCGCTCATAAACAATTGGTGCGTTGCGACGTTTCTCTTCGTCCGTGCGTCCCCTTGTTGAACCCTCGTTGTGGATGCTCGTAATCATCGGGTCATAGTAAACCTTCATTCCGTTCTGCCACGCTTTGAAACACATATCGGTATCTTCGCAGGACATGGTTAGCGTTTCGTCAAATGGGTTTTGTTGCCAAAAACTCTTTCTAACCGCCGAAGTTGCGCCCGTAACGTACATTCGGAAGCTCGGGATAGTGCAGAGCTTCACTTGGTGCGGGTAGCGGTGCTGTCCATAGTGCCCCATTGCGCTTGAGTTCCAGAACCGACGCCCTCCACCGTGTTGAATCTTTCCGTCTGAATAGAATAACAACCCACCAACCACGGCTATTTTTTCATCCTTCTCAAAGTCGGCTTGGAACTGCTCGGTTAGCCTAGTGGTGAACTCAACGCCATTTGTTGCGATACAAACGTAATCAGTTTCAGCGGCGGCACATCCTAGGTTCATAAGCTTCGACAAAGAATCGTTGAATGGGTTGACAATGAATTTGGCGTTGAACATCTCGGCCACCTGACGGGTCAATTCAACGTTCGGACCTCCGTTGTCAGTTAGAATTAGCGGGTCGTCTGGATGAAACTTTCGGAAAGTTGACAAGCATTTCATCGTTAATTCTTGCTTTCCAAACGATAGGACGACATATGTGACTTGGTTCATTTTCTTATCCATTCGGGCGATTTTTCGTCATAGAATTTATTATCAGCGAAATATTCTCTAATTTGTTCGGGTTTAAAATCCGCATACATTTTGCAATCTAGCCCTTGCATCGCTTTCATTGAATTATAGTCGTGCCCATAAACAAAACCTCTTCCGCAACCTATACAATTTCTCCCTAAAATCATTGATGACCTAGCCCAGATATCCTTAATCTTCCACGATCCCCACTGATGAATCCCCAATGAACAAAGAATTCTATGAAAGTTCACTTCACCCTCCCTAACCATTTATCAATTACCGACATTCTCTGCTCTAACGTCATCCCTGCTAGATGGACAATATAATCTCCGGGTGTCCAATTCCCAGGGTCGTCCTCTGGTTCCAACCTCGCTCCGCAATCGTAAGAGTTCATGGCCTTTTGTGCCACCGGAAAGATAAATGGTCTTGGGTTGTCCCAAAAGTACCTTTGGTCGTGTTCGCAATCCCCTGCGTCAACTCGCCTGAGCATTTCCAAAAAGTATTGAAACGAATTGTTACAGTTTTTGATTAACATTTGGCTTGAGTTGATCCCGGCCTTGTCGGTCCCAACCATTATATCTTTCGGATACCACTTGGTAAGCTCTTCGATGGTTTGGCTCGTGTCCGTGAAAATCGCATCACACCCAATGGTAAAAATGTAATCAAACCTTGGGTCCAACTTTAATAACATCTTCATTGCAAAATTTGCGTTTCGTTGGCCCGCAACGCATAGGGCTTGGTATCCCCTCGGTTGGTCTTTGAACTCTTGTCCTCTTACGCCCTCCATCATTCGTATATCCATATCCATTGCGTCTTCCGTGTTGTAGTTCTCCATTTTGTGTTCAAAGTATTGATATCCGTGTTTCTTGCAATAGGCTCGATGGTTAGCCGTCGTCTTTTCTGCCAGCCCCTTGTAATTAGGATAATAAAAAGTCGTCACTACTATTTTCATAATGTCTTTAACTCTGGTATAGGAACAATGAACTTACCACCAGCTTTTCGGTAAGGCTCCTCCTTCGCCAAAATCTCATCCACAAAGTTCCAAGCCGTCAATAGGGCGCAATTTGGCAATGTGGACATTAAACTCTCTGGTGAGTAAATCGGGATATGAGTACCGGGCGTGTAATGGTTCTGTTTGTCGGGCGTTGCATCAACCATGTAATCCAGAACCGAATTGTCTATCCCGAAATAGTTCAGAAGAGTTGTGGATTTTGCCGTGGCTCCATAACCAACAATCTTTTCATTTCTCCATAGTCTTTCGTCCAACACTTCCCAAAGACTTTTCTTTAGTTCGATGATTCTAGATTCAAGATTTCTATAAGTTCCTATTCTTTTAACTCCCCATTCTCTTTCATTCGTCAACCTGTTTTCTATGTTCAATGGGTTGTTGTATGATTTTGGTCCGTCCTCACGTTGGAAATAAACCCTAAGTGATCCTCCGTGAATTGGTATTCGCTCAACATCAACCAACGCAAGTCCGTGCAACTCAAAAAGTTCCTTAATCGAGTGAAGTGAGTAGTAACAAAGGTGTTCGTGGTAGATACAGTCAAATTCTAGTTGGTCAACCAAGTCTCGAACGTAGTGAGTTTCAACCACGGCCACTCCATCGGGCGCTAATAGGATTTTGATTCCCTCAATAACGCTGTGTAGGTCCGCAACATGGGCCAGAACATTGTTGGCGTGAATAACATCTGCGTGAAAGTTCCATCCAACACGCTTAGAATCAATTTCCTTTGACCCGTTTCCAACCAACTGCCTAGCGGTCTTTTCGTTGAAGAATCCGTTAATGGTTCTGACACCCGCTTTATTAGCTTTGTCCGCTATGTTCTCGGCGGGTTCAATCCCAATAACTTTTATTCCGTGCTTGACGTAGTTTTTTAGAAGGTATCCATCGTTAGACCCAACTTCAACCACGCAAGAGAAATCCTTCTCGCCGTATGGCTTGAGATTTCTTTGTTTAATTAAGTATTCGACCAAATCCTCGGCGTTCTTGAGTGTGGTTTGGGATATGGAGGAATTGTAAAAGTAATTCGAGAATAGTTTTTCGGGCGGGACCGTCTCAACGATTTGTACAAGTGTACAATCTTCGCAGAATACTAGGTCAAGTGGGTACTTCTCTTCGGGTTGGTCTAGTTGTTCTTTGGTTAAAAGAGCGTTCGCAAGTGGAGTAAATCCAAGCGAAAGAATATTCTTAATTCTATTACCGCCACAAACCCGGCAAGACAAAATCATTCACTCACCCCAATTTAACTTAATCGTTGTACGTTCTATCCTTAATCCATTGTTTTAGGTACTTGGGCGGTGCTTCCGTTGCAGGTAAAAGGTCAGACTTGGAGAAGCGAGTATACGGGCGAAACGCTCCTCCGTTTTCTCGAATATCTGCATCCGTTCTCGGGTCGTGGAGCCCAAGGTCGAAGACTCGCTCTTGGATGTGGAGGATGTGATCGGTTTTCTTTTTCCGGTCTCGGATGAACCCAGCATGGAATAGTCTAATGGCATCTTTGTACTCCCATGTGAACGGTGCTTCTAAACTCTCGGCGTCACCGTAAGAATTATATTGTCGAAGTGCCAAACGAACAACGTATTCCGAACAAGGAAGTTCCCCACCCCGACCCGTTGCGAACATCTTGGGGTAGTTAATGTAATGGTAGGCGTCTCCCCAGGTGCTTCTGCGTTGAACAGCGTAGGCTTGAGCAATAGGATTTTCAATCGCCGCCCTTACTGCCCAATGGCAGTCCTCATGCAAAACCTCGTCGGCTTGTATGTTGAAATGAAATTCGGTAGTCAACATATCCCTTGCGATGTTGGTGAAATATGGAAGTCGTTCTTTTCCAGGCCTTCCGTCGAAGTCCGCTTCGGTCATCTTCTTCAAAATTATTTTTGGCTCGTTAGCGAACTTTTCTTTGAAAGTTTCGAGGTCGTCGTCACTGAACAAAAGAATGGCCACTTGTTGGGATACTGGCAACACCGACTCAATAGCTTCTGTCCAACAGTAGTCCAGACGATTTCCACGGCATACCATTAAACTCGACCCTAGTGTGGTCATCACTCTCCTCCTTTTGGTTCAATGACAAAGCATCCCAGACCTTCGTGATAACCCTGCTCTTTTGCTAAGTACCATTCGCCTTTTACGTTGAAACTTTCAAGCGCTTTGTCGGTGCCAATCTTTACGCTAGGCGTGAGTTGCCAGTCATCCACAATCAAGATAAACGGGCTCGTGTTAGCCTTTCCAAAGTGTGTAATCCCGAGGTTGGTGGAAAATTCATCATGTGAACCGTCATAGAAGTAAACTTGGCTTTGGGGTCTTTCGTGTTCTTCCATTCCGAAACAATCTCGGTTAATGATTCGGTACTCTCCAAGGTGACCGCCGTATTTCAAGAGGTTCTTATTAAGCTCTTCTCTTGCGTCAAATCCTCCGCACTCTTGAACCCCGAACTGGCTAAAGTTATCAATGGCAATTCCCTTAATATTGTTGTCGTAAAGAGCGGGGATAAATGTAGACCCAGCCCACGTTCCGATTTCTAGGTAGGTGTGTGGACCAAATGAATTAATGTGATTGAGGAACCTACGGATTTTCGGAGAAGAGAACCCACGAAGCATTACAACGTCTTCGGGCATCTTTCCATTGTCGCCATTTGAAGCGTCGATACTCTGCTCGACCATTTTGATTAGGTCGGAAGTGTTTGAGTAATCCACTAGCTCACCCTTTTTAATTGGCCCGTTTCTTCATTTAAAGGCCGTTCTTTTAAGACTTTACGAGCTATACAAGCCCTGCGCCTACAAGCTCCCGAACAATGGATAACCTTTTCTTTAACGCTCTCGAACCTTTTACCACATTTACACTTCTGTTTGTACTTCTTTTTGTATGGTCCCCGTTTCATTTTTAGGACTATGTACCTCACGTTGATGTTTCCTCCATTCGTCCAGACTATGAATCCCGACTAAGCACTCACGGCAATAGTAATTATGGGTCACGGTTGTTCCTTAGTGCGTCTCGCTTTGCCCTCTATGCACGGTCCGTTAACCCCATTGTTCGGCCATGGCTTGGGCTATGCCAGGCCAAAATTTAGCCCTATTCTTTTGCCTAGACTTCCCCCCCTTGTTATACCAACTTGCCGTAACTGTGCTTTCGTATGAACCGCAAATGGCCGTTGCCATCAATGGTGGTAAATTCTTTAACCAGAGATATGTTCGTTTGGCAAAAGGATCACCAAATTCATAAGGATTTACTATTTGACTAGCTATCGGAAGTCCAAATAGCTTTGTAGGCATTGGATTTTCTACACAAATTTTAGGGATTGGAGCATTTAACAATTTCATAAAAAAAGACTTTCCTTCCAATCCTTTAGAATATCGCTCTTGGTTCAGTTTTCCTTTTGGCAATAGCCAACCAACACCAGCGTTTGATAAATAGGTGCAAGGTGGGTGCGCTATCATCAAATCCCAATCACCATCTAGGTGATTCAAAACATCGCCAAAAATGTGATTCCCTGGTGCTTCTGTGGGGATAATATCGCAAGACCAAGCGTCATGGCCACGCTTTGCAAAAGCATCCCTAACGGTTCCTGAGTATTCACAAGCCACCAAGACCTTCATTCACGCTCCTTGCAAAGACTTATTTGCACAGTCCAAGAACTTTTCTAACCGCTTTTTCGTAGAGGGCCTTAACCTCTTTGCTTGGCAAATAACCAAGCATTGATTGGTCTTCCATTTCGTTTTCAACCTCTTCCTTCACCGTTGCTTTAAGCCTCTTTAGGAACGCTTTAGAGGCCATGTATTGGGCCAACTGTTTCTTAATGACTGGAATTATTTGCTTTCTTGCTTTTTGAACTTCCTCCTCTACCATTTCCCTTGAAATTTTCGTCACCAATTCGTCCGATAAAGCCATAACTACCTCCTCAGTTATTTATGAAACTAAAGCCCGATAAATCAAAACAACGGCAATTACGACAACCCAGAAAGCAACAGCACCCAAGAAACAAAGACCAATCATCCTAAAAACGTAGTCCAATTTCGCCTCAACCTCTTCGGGTGTGTTGATGTAAAGAAACACTTTTTTCGGCATTTATCCTCCTCAGTTATCCCAATAACTAAACCGCTCAAAACCAGCACATTTCACCATTCAAAGATTCAAGATGCTTTCTGAAAGCTTCCGTACGACGCCTTTCTTCGTTCATTTTGAACTGCTCTGTTACGGCGTCAATAAGCTCCTCCTTGGAACAATCCGAGAGTGGCTTGCCCATGTATGTAATTTCAGACTCCATCCAATCCTCCTTTGTCACGGCACCTGAGGGTGCGGGGCTCTGCTTTTGACCATAGGCCACCGGATAATCCGTTGAAGGGATGGCCGGGAGCGACCCGTGTATCCCCGTCTCGTGCGCTACGACTGGCCTTTTCTGATGTCCAGAAGTTGTTCCCCGCCCTTTCAGCTACCGTGACGCCTATTACAAACAATCAAATGCACAACGCTCACCTCACCTGCTTATAAACCACGAATTCCTTTGAATCAAAGTCGTTGTCGGCCACCTCCAAAATCCAAGGGAAAGTCAGAATCACTTTCATCAGAGCTACCGCCGAATCGGATATTTCGCCTCGACTCCAACGGGCCATTGTCCTTTGCGGGATTCTAAGAGAACGCTCGAAATAGGCCTGGGTAATACCCTTGGTCTTCAGAGATTCAATCATATCGGGCACTCCAGTCTCCAAGAGCTTTTTGATCCCGGCGTCATACTTGGCGTCATTTCCTTCGTCACCCCACTCCTCCCGACAGCCTGAACATTTGTGAATTATTTCTTCGATTTCCGAGAATCCAATAAACCCATCACCGATATTTCTTTTTTCGGTCCTGCTATTGGTTGAATTTTCACCGCAAATTGGACAGTTCATTTACGCTTCTCGCTTTGTGTGGAATGCACGTTCAGGACCCTGAAACTTATGGTTTACAGACCCATCCTCGTGCGAAGCTCTGTTCCATCCGCAAACGTAACCCCTCTCAGAAACCCTTCGGCACCAATCTGGCCCAAGTAATGTGACGTTGAAGTTAGCCTTACGCTTTTTCTTTGTCGCTGGTTTCATGGCACCTTCCCCTCTGGCGCTGGCCCTGGGGCTACAAATCGGTGGTCACATAACTCTTGGTGGTCTATTCCACCCGCAAAACCTCCGTAGGTGTGTTCGCTGGCATGTCGCTCTTTTCCGCATCCTTGGTAGGCGCACCTCTCGCCCTCGGCGCTCTTGGTGAGTTGGGGCGCACTCATCGACATTTGACAGAGCCAGATATAGTCGAGCACATCCCAGTGGTCATTTTTGTCCTGAACGGGTTTGTTGCAAGACGGGCACTTGGTTGACTCCGGTGGCTTTGGGCGTTCCGAAATGTTCTCGACCATGTGGTGAGTGAAGCCTGGTCCCCGGTCCTTGTGTTCTTCGTCAGACTTAGCGCCACAAGGGCAAGCCGTGATGGGTGGCACAAAGGGTTCGGCGGCGCACATGGCACATCCTCGCTCCGCTTCACCGCCTTGAATGTGACACGCACATTGGCACGGGATATTCGACAACGGTTTAGGCACGAACTTATGGGTATAACCATCCTCAACAAACGGCGGTTCGTGTTCTTTTGCGCTTTCGACCAACCCGCAGGCGTTACAAACCCGCTCCGTGATCGTGGCGGTGGGTTCGGCTAGGGCTCCGGGCGGTTGGATAATGGTGTCCAAGCTAAAGGGCGTCGCTATGGCGCTTATCTGATTTAGGGCGTCTTCCGGGTCAAGCGAAACATCCCCAGCGATACGGTCAATCTCGCCCAACGCTTCCCGATACCACTGTTCGTTCGGCCCGTCCCCTGGGATTGAGGGGCGGCGGTTCCAGGCCAAATAGGCGTCCTCTTTCGTGGTCATTCCCGAAATTCGCGGCCCTTTAGCGCCACAGTCACCGCATAATGCCCAGCGATGATGGTTTCCGTAATCGGCGAAAGTGCGTGTTGACCCGCAAAACGGGCACGGCTCCAGCCTATTGTCGCTCATTGGAACTCCTTTTCGGTTTCGTGAAGCCACTTGTAAAGGTCTGTGTCCTTGAGATAGTCGTTTCCTGGTTCGGCCACGAATGACCGGAGTTTCCTAATAACCTCAATCGCCCCATGTTCTCGGCCATTCCTAAAAGCCACGTTCAGGTTGTGGCAATAGATGTTCGGGTAACCCTTCGTGTCATCGTCGGTATAGGCCATCAAATATGACATGGCGCTCACCCCCGGCCCGTAGGTCATCCAACCCATCACATCATCAACCTTGACCGAATACGGCCTCTCAACGTCAATCTCGTCCATCTTCCCCTTATCCCCTCTGGCCACGTTTCCCTCCCTCACAAGTCCATCTCCCACTTCAGCAAAGCCAACAATCCGGCACCGAGGTAAAGGGCCACGACGAAGTAGAGAAGCAGAAATTCGCCCTCGCTCGTATTAACGTGGTGACCCCAGCAACAAAAACCTATCCCCGCCATAAAGTTCATGAACCACAGAGCCACGAACAACGCTTTACTTTTCATTCCCCGCTCCCCTCTTGGCCCTATTGGGCACCCAAAGTTTTAATCTCAATGTCCACGCCTTGCCCAGCTTCGCCATAACACGCTATCCAGGCTTCGCTACTCATCCAGCACTCCGTCCTCGAAACCACGGTTCCAGAAAGTCGGCGCTTCTTCCCGTATCCAAGGCTCAAGGTGACCGGACGGCCCGGAAACACATTCTTTGCGCTCCAACGAGGGACATCCCGGCGATACTCGTGCGTCTTCTCCCCTCGCTCAAAAGCCTCAAAGTAAGGGCGCTTCAAAGGTATAAACAGAGGCTTCATCGCTCCCCCCTAGGGCACAGACTTTAGTTTTCGGCCTTTGCACGGTCTGCGATTAAATAGCTGTTTTCGTATGTGTTGCCGATGACTTCGTAATATTTTTCGACGGCCCCCTTGCCAAATGACCAACCCGAACCACCCTCTTTTCCGTCGATTCTGAAGTGGTTAAACCCGCCTCGGCTTTCGTCCCACTTAACAATCCTCATAAACGGGTCCGGGTCATCCATGCTCGATATTCCAACTTCACTTATTCTGCAAATGTCACCTTCGTAAACATCTTTCCCGCTCTTATCCTTGAGACCAGTGGATTCAAGCCAAATAAGCTTTTCGACCACAAAGGCGTTTTCCATTTCCATGATGTCTTGGATTTTCTTTGGGTGCCACATAACATTGGCTCCCGTGTCCCAAACCCTAAACTTGATTTCACGCATCTGCGTCTCGCTTTCTGAAGAAACTACGGCTCAAAGACTCTCTATTGCCCAGTCGAGCTTTTTGGCCTCTCTAATGGTCATTTTCGTCGGTTCTTTTTTTCCGTTTTTATACCACCAAGCTTCCTGTCCATCGCAATAGGCTTTGCCCAAAACAGTAAGACCCTTTTCGTCTATCACGCAAGCAACCACTGGCTTGCTTCCGTTTGCTAAAGCGGTGGCTAATTTCATCTATCCCTCCCAGGACTTTGCTTTCGGCAGTAACTACGGTTGATTACCTAACTACCCACTCCAAGGCTTTTCTTGCGGCAATCGCTTCACTTCGGTCGCTATCAGTCATAACCCCAAAAGAATGTGGATGGTCGGCATCAACCAAATCCTGCAACCGTTTAATTTCCTCCTCAATCTGCACCTTCGTCTTAATAGGCCTTTCGATTCCTTCACCCATATGTCCTCCTTGTGTTCTACAAAACTCACAGCCCGTCTAAATCGGCCATAAACCTCTTGTCCTCTGCGCTTCTAAAGTCGTGGTCATACATCCCCGGAGTAATGGTTTTATAGCGGTGATGGGCTTGGCAGATGATTTGGGCGTTGGCGAAGGTGTCCGTGTCAACTCCGTGGCGTCCCTTCGGTCTAACGTGGTCCCATTCAAGTGATCCGTGGCACCCAACCGGGTCAATCCCTCGAATCCCGAACTTCCAAGCCATGCAATACGTCCCACCCTTCTGTTCGTGCTGGGCGTTCAATGCCATCTGTTTCTTGGCACGAAGGCTCCTCAAACGCTTGATTTGTTTCCTGCTCACCTTTCTCATGGGCTTCCTCTTGGCGTTAGGGTCCCGCTTCATTCCCATGATGGTCAAAAGAACGCCTCCCAATACTCCTCAAATATCTCTTGGTCCTCTTGGCTCAAAATGGCACCGTGTAAGAACCCGTCTTGGCGTAGTCCAGGAAACATTTGTCCCACTTATCCAACGCCTCTTTGATGTTTTCGTCCGTGGCGATTAACTTTCCTGCCCCGATTTGAGAACAAACCAGTTCCACGGAACAGCTACGGCGGTTCCCTAGGTCGGGTCCATTCATGGCGTTGGCGTGAACGTGGTGGGCTTCCAATGGCTCGTTGTGGGTCTCTTTGGGCTTCTCCGTGCCACTCCCTTGGTTCTTGTTGGCGGGTTCGTAGCTGTTACAGAACCTCATCCCGGTTTTAAATTTGGGGTCCTTGGGTGGATATTCCACGCCCTCGAAGGTGTAGGTGCCTCCGATTTTCGGAGCGGTCCCGCCACCCGCTATAACTTCGTCAATCAAGTCTTGCCCAACGCTCACCGAACCCTTGTCGGTCTTGCAAAGAAAGTACGTGCCCTTAGAGCCCTCCTTCTCCTCTTTCTTCTCAATAGTTGCAACGATTGTAAAATTCTTGTTGTCTCCCATCACTTCACCCCCTGTAGTTCTTCGATAATTGACTTTTCTTTAACACGATTCACGAGCGAAAAAGCACTTGTTAGTGCCACCTGTGAATCTATGTCCTCAACCTTCACGCCATCCAACGCTTCTCCGATAAACTTTAGTGCTTGCTTTAGGTGTTCCGTTTGGTTCATTAATGCCCTCCGTAAAACTTGTTCGAGAAGTCCCGGCGTTCTTGTCTCGCCGCCACCACATCCGAACCCCTAAAATTGGTCTTTGGTCCTTTGAAAAACGAATCGTAACAATCAACACACGCCCACGCTTGTTTTCCAACCCACGGACCACCAATGAAGTGCCCAACCTTTCCATACTTGACCGTGGCGTTTTTTCGTTCACACCAACAACACTCTTTCATAACCAACCTCCGCTCTCAGTTGGCTGTATCTTCCGGGAAACACGCTTACAAGTCAAGCGTTATTTTTTAGTTTAGCCAACCTTTTCTTTTCCATGGCAAGCCATCCCTTACGGGCAATTTTCTTGCGCTTTTCGGGAGACAATGCTTCGGCCCTAGCCTCCCCGCCCTTCTTACCCATGCTCCGATAGTGTTCAGCTATGATTTGTTTCTTGTTCACTTGTTCCCCTTGCTTTTGTGTATTACTTAGTCGCTCGTCTCATAAACGCCGGAACTTCTAGCCAATCCTCTACATTCAATTCTCCGGCCTTCCACCCTATACAATATTTTTCAACAAACATTCCGGATGCCCATTCATTCCCACGCCACGACCACGGCATCAAATAAATTGGTTCATCTTCCACGAGAAAACACTTTGAGTATCCAAGGTCAACCTTAACTATGCTCATCGGACCCACTCGCAGGAAAGTATTTGAGCGTTTGGGTTAATCTTATGGATCGCCCTCATCGCCGCCTCCTGGGTATCGGCGTGAACCGTGAATGCTGAATAGGGTTTGTTTCCTCCGGCTGTTATCGCAACCATAAACTTTTCCATGTTCTCCTCGCTTATCGTTCTATGCACAGTCAGGGTTTGCCAAATGTATTTTTGAATCCGAAAACCCTCAAAACGTCGCCAACCATAAGTTCAATCGTTACATTTCCATTATCGAAATAACAATCTCGACTGTTGTGTCTAATGTGCTGACCCACTAAAGCTAAAATCAAAAAAAGAAGAATATAAATCGGTAAAAACCTCAAAATTTTCATATTTTAATCCTCCTAGCCTTGTGTTAATTACCATTACTTAGGTTGGACTATCAGCTTTCCAAGAATGTTGGAAACCGCTTGATAATCGGGGTTTAAAAAACCGCTCATCGAACATTCGACGCAAACAAAAATCAGCGCCAATGAAACAAAGAACAAGAGTCCCGAAGCAGCCCTCAACATATCGTCGTTATCTTTGTTCTTGGCCCATCCATAAAACTTGGGTAGGAAAAACACAAAGAAAGCAATCCAGAGCAGACTTTCAAACGAGTCAATGTAAACCTGACGGATAGCCAGCTTGTAATACTGGTCCGCTCCAGTTCCAAGCTTGTCGGCTAAAGGCTTCAACGCTTCGATTACTTCCTTCGTCGCTTCTGTCATGTCACCCATACGCTCCCCTTAGTTACTGTATTTACTTAGTCACATTAACAACGACCACGGCAGTACCAAAACCAGTCAACAATAAACCATTAATGAAAACCGCAACTCCGAACCACTCAGACGAAAAGTGGGTCACCGAAAAAGTGGCGGCAAAAATGCCAATCTCTGCCACGGCAACACCAATGGCAATTCTTCCAATTTTCACCTCAATCCCCTTTCAACCTACATTTTCACGGCTCACGGAGCCCAGCGCACCAACTCGCCTCCCGTCCCCGACCTCAGAACACTCCACTTCGGTTCAAAACAGACTGCGGGTTTCTCGGGCCTTAGTCAGTCTTTCGGGGCTCCGTCAATCGTCAATCACAGTTCGGGGGTGTGGGAGGGGAATCGAACCCCCGTCTTGCGCACCACAGGCGCAGGGCCTACCACTGACCGACCCACACACCCCAACCGTGCATTCAACCGTTTGCGAGAGGCTTGCCCTTCGCCCACTTGTTGCACAACTCCATGTGTTTTTCTCTTGCTTCTTTGTCGCTGTTTGCGGGCTCCATGTCCAATTCCGATCCGCTAATGGACGGCATCCCGCATCCGCATTTAGGCGCATCGCATGGCTTTCCAGCTTCAAAAACCATCGTTTCGTATTTGCGACCAAAACCAATTTCTTTACCTGGATAGTTTTTCTTTAGCCATTCACTTTCTGTTCGTTCACTGCCACCACACTCCGAAGGAGGAACATATGCCCCAACGGTCGAAATGAGATATTTGCCAACCACCGTTACCATATGGAACCGGCACCATTCGCCACAAATGAAATGGCCTGGACGCCCATACCAAACCCAATCCTTTTCGGGTATTCGCTTCATTTCCGCTCCTCTCGTGTAGGACAATAACTACAACGCTTAGAAACCAGCTTCTTTGAATAGGGTGGCTAAAGTTATGATTTCCGCATAAGTTAATCGCAACGGATCGCCAAACAACTTCAACTCTGCGGTTTCTGTGTTATCGTCAACCACCAATTCAAATCTACCTTGCTTAAACGTGGCCTTCAATTCTTCAACACTCATCACGCCCTCCTTGTGTTTGGCTGTTTGCACAGTCAGCCCTTAATTACCTGCTCGTCAATCTCTTGAATCGTCTTGTTAAGGTTATCCAATGCGGCCGACAGTTCCGGGAACTGCTTTGTAATCTTCACCTGATTTGCGGCGGCCGCTAGAAACACCCGGCCGACAGCATCACCCAACTTTTTCCAACGCTCCAATTCACGCTTAGATACTGTCATATACCCCCTCCCCCACCGTTTCTGTTCCGCAACATCCGCAATCGCCAGCCACGGGGTCATCACCCTTTGGCTTTCCACATTCCACGCAAATTTGAACAGTCTTATTTTTTGTACTTCTGCCAGCTACCAATCCGTAGTAATAAGCGTAATTTAAATCTTTAACAGTAATCGGAATATCCGGGCCTTCGTAAGCAGAATACTCCATTTGCCTTATCATTCCGGGACCAGACAATTCCCACGTATCAGTAAATTGTCCGCTTTTAATCAATCTCTGCTCATAAGGAAAATACTCTTTCATTTCCTCGATAGCTTCCATCAGCTTGTCGTTTTGTTGATTACTCACTTTGGTTTCCTCCAATCCTTCCGGAAAGCCCGGTGCCCAATCCATACTCATAGCGGCCGCTTTAGACGTTCAATTTCATCTTCAAGCGCTTTAATGTGCCTACCGTCTAGTTCATACTGCTTTTCTGCCCTTAGGCGTTCCATCAACGCCCCATCCTCAAAGCCCTCTCGACGGCCGTCCCTAAACCCCTCTTGATAAGCCTCTTGCGTGTCCGAACTCATTTTTCGGCCTTTAAATCGGTTCTAAAGGCAACTTCATTCCAACCAGTAATGGTTGTGTAATCTGGTTCAGACCGTACGAAAGCCAAAGTCTTTCCAGACAGCAAGCGTTGAAATTCTTTTTCCCATCCCATCATTCGAAAGCGAACTTCGTTTACGTCTATCAACTCTTTTGATTTTTCGATACCTTCAACGGTTACCCGATGATAAAAGTCTTTGTATCTTTTGCCATCTATGAAAAGTTCCATTGATTAGTCCTCCATTCCGACATAGTTGAAATTTTTAACCACCAATGGCAAATCGGCGTCCTTTGAAAGCACAACCGAACCATCTGGATACCCGCTAAAGATGAGCCTAAATACGTGTTCTTTGCCACCATTGGTATCCCTGACTTGAAAAGTGATTGTTTCCCCCGCCTCTTCGATTGCTTGAATGTATTTCATGTCGTCCTC